CTTAATGATAGTATTAAAGAAGAAAAAACTGAAAATAAAACCAATTCATAGAGTATATTGTACATATTTTCCGTCTGGTTTATATTATATCGGTTACTCTGGTAAAACTGAAAAGTTATATGAAAAATATTATGGAAGCTCTGCCTATGTTAAAGAGTTTGAAGGTGAACTTAAAAAAGAAACTATTGCAATTTATGAGAAAAAATCTCATGCTAAGATGCAAGAGTTTTTACTGCAATGGCAACAGCGGCATGATCCAAATTGCTTAAACTCTATGTTGAACATAAGATTAAACAAGGAACCACTTTCTAGTTTTGTTCCTATTACTTGGACACCTAAAAAATTAACCAGTATTGATGAAGAACAGCTTGACTTATTTGAAAATATCATATACAATGAGTAATACAATCAAAAAAGGAAACAAATATTATGAAAATCAATGATGTTGTGTCAGTAGTAACTCCTGCGGGAGAGTTTATTGGCAAGTTAGCAGAGCAAACTGATAGTAGAATTAAACTAAAAGATCCTCGTATGCTTATTCATGCAGGAGAAGGTATGGGTTTTGCTAGAGGCATTGCTATTAGTGGGCGTGAAAATCCCGCTGAAGTAGAATTCTTTGCTTCAGGTGTTGTGTTTATAACACCAACAAATGATGATGTAGAGAAAGCATACCGTAAAATGACAAGTGGTATTATTTTATAATGGAGAGTGATATGATTAAAGATCAATATATTCAGCAATTGCGTACAGGTACTCGCACAATTACCTTTACTAAGGTAGATGGTACTGAACGTGTGATGAATGCAACACTACTAGAAAGTGTTGTCCCTGCCACTGAAGGCAAACGCGCTATACCTGCATCAAATCTAGTCGTATTTGATACAGACAAGCAAGCATGGCGCTCAGTAAGGATTGATTCTATCAAATCTTTTGTATGAAAGTAACGGTGATAGGAAACGGGGTCTCTAGGACCCCTATTCCTTTAGATAAGATATCCGGTATATTGATAGGATGTAATGAATTATATCTTGAGTATTGCCCACATTATTTGTGTGCAGTTGATATTAAGATGTTAAAAGAAATACACAATAGTGAGTATCCTGGTATTGTGTATTATAGGCATTTAAGTTTGGTTGAAACAGGATTGAAACCTAAGAAAAACTGGCACTCTCCCGAATTTATGCAAAATAACAGTAGTGGCAATGCTGCTATAGGGTTAGCTATTAGTTTGGGCGCCACTCAAATAGACCTGTTGGGATTTGATTGTCAACAAGGTAGAGTGTATGGACCTCATGTTCCCCCTTCAAACTGGAGTCTGTGGATTAACAACCTCATCTATCTATCCAAAAAATACCCTATTCGCAGGGTTATAGGTGTTAATTCATTAGATATTCCTGAAATTCCCAATGAAATCAGTGTTGAAAACTATCTAAAAGAGCTTGACAAATAGGTATTTCTTTGTTATACTATATAAGTAAACACTAAAGGAGTCCTTTCATGGCTAAAACATCACGAACACGCAGTACATACGTATTGCCAGAACCTAAATGGGCAGAATACAAAATTCTGACTGACGATTCAGAGCGAGACACTGCACTACAACACTGCCTGTATTTTGTCCATTACGAAATTGCAGAAAAGGCAGGTATTGCCCCACTTAAAAAGTGGATGAAAGAAAACTGGGACAAACAAGATATAACTTCTATCTCTGTTCTTCCAGAGTCTGCATTCTATAGTATGTCTAAATATTTTTTCTGTTGGAATAAACTGGGTTGGCTTCCTGAATCCGTTTTAAACTTTATGAAAAAACAAAAACTTGTTTGGCTAAAACAGGCGTCTTTGTGTATTGAAGAAAAAGAAGAGACACCTAAAGTTGTAAACATTCGTGAGAATCTTAATAAATTTGCTATTGCCATTGATGATAGTATAGAAAAGATTATTGGTGGTACACAGATTACAAATTATAAAGATTTTGTATTATCATATAATTTAAATGCTGCTGAAATAAATAAGGCAGTTGAAATTGTAGACAGGTTTGCTATAGAATTTAAAGAATTGGCAGAAGGAACAGATACAGACTTAATTGAAGGTTATTCTCATGTTAAAAAGTCTACTCTGAAACATTTACTTGCCTTTTTCGATGGCATTGTGATTGGGCTTTCTGAAACTAAACAGGTTAAAAAAATTGTACGAATTAAACGAAAAAAGCCTGTTGATAAAAACAAACTTGTGAGTAAGTTAAAATATACTAAACAAGATGTGGAGTTGAATCTGACTTCAATTAATCCTGTTGAGATTATAGGTGCTAGTGAAGTGTGGGTATATGATGTCAATCGTAAACGCATTGGTGTGTACGCTTCAGAGTATGCAAATACTTTAGGAGTAAAGGGTACAGCCATAGACAATTATTCAACTAGTAAATCCTACGAAAAAACAGTCCGTGCAGCAGATATAGTTAAACAATTGGTAGACTGTCGTAAAAATGGTTTACATACACTTGCAGATAAAATACGAAGTAAAAAATATCCAGTCAAGACTCGGGTACAACCTTCAATGATTTTATTGAGGGTAATAAAATGAATAAGGGTATTATAATTATAGACTTTAATCAGGTAGCTATTGCTACTTTTATGAGCAATGTTGGATTTGGTTCTAACACTGACATTGAAGTAGACTTGCCTCTGTTGCGACACATGATCATTAATACCATACGCTCATATCGCACAAAATTTGGTGCTGAATTTGGTGAACTCGTTATTGCATGTGACAACAGGCATTATTGGAGACGCACAGTTTTTCCATACTACAAAGCAAGTCGCAAAAAAGAGAGAGAAGAATCAAAATTTGATTGGAGTACCATATTCAATTCTCTATCTATTATTAAAAGTGAATTAGAAGAGTATTTTCCTTATCCGGTTATTGATGTAGACGGTGCTGAAGCGGATGATGTTATTGGTACACTTGCTGAGTATAGTCAGACAATGGGTGAATCTGATAATATGTTTGAGGACTCATCATCAGTGCCTTTTTTGATTATCAGTGGCGACCATGATTTTAATCAGTTGCAAAAATGGTCTAATGTAAAACAATATTCACCTGCATTTAAAAAGTGGATTAAGATAAAAGAATCTGCTTCCCGTGTTCTCATGGAACACATTATCACAGGTGATAAGGGAGATGGCATACCTAATATGTTATCACCTGATGATTCGTTCGTGAATAACATTCGTCAAAAACCGATTCGTAAGAATTTGTTGGAAGAATGGAAATCAAAATCACCTTCCGAATGGATAACATCAGACATGTCTCATGGATATAATCGCAATCAAATGCTGGTTGATCTAACCAAAACTCCTCAAGACATTAAAGATGCTATTATACATAGTTATGTAAAACAACAAAACGGTGACAGAAGTCAACTTTTAAATTATTTTATTAAAAACAAAATGAAAGGAATGATGGATGTTATTGGTGATTTTTAATTATTGGAGAAAAAAATGGTGATAAAATTTAGACAAACTGATGAAGGGTTTACATGGGTATTTAAAGCGCCCACTGTACCTGAACAAATTAAAAGATTGAAAGAATGGGCAGCAACAAATCAAGCACTCGTACCTATTGTTCGTCTCGGTGTCGGTGCTGAAAAACCGGATTGGAATCTGCCTGAAGGTATGCCCGATATTACTAAACTACAAGAAGACATTCCAGATGGCATGGGGCAGACTTCTTTGCAACTAGAATGGCGTAGAATAAAAGGATTTATTATTCCGAATAGTAATATGAGCAAATTGTCCACAGTGAAACGTGAAGCACAATGGGTAAACATTTTAGAGTCAGTACATCACAAAGAAGCTAAAATTTTGACAGCGGTCAAAGATGGCAATTTGCTTGAACTGTATCCTGAATTGGAATCATTGTTACCTGGATTAGGTATCACTGAATATAACAAACCCGAAACTAAGAAAAAGTCTAAAACTACTAAGAAATTGCAACTAGTATAATTGGTAAATTTATTATGATTAATACTGTTAAAAAAGAAGTGATAACACTATCAATGCAAGAACTTCAACCTTATATTAAAGACGATGTTGTGCGACCAAATATCTCGGTTTACAACAGAGTGGGTCCAGGTAAAAAAACATTTGCTTTGAAAGAAGGTGAAAAGATACTAGCAATAATGTGTGTGTCTTATGGTTACGCTGCACCTGTTAATGAAGAACAATTGCAAAAGGGAACTGGAGCCGATCTTCTTAATTATAATATTAGTCCAATTGATAAGACTAATTTTTTCATAACACCTTATACGTTGTGGTCATATGCTCCTGGCATGGGTTCAGAACTTCTTAAACAGTTTATTGCTAGTGTCAAAGAAAGTTATTCGAATATCAATATTAGTCTTTGGCCACGAATAGTAACAATGTCACCTAAAACTCCTGCGGCTACTAAATTTCATTCAAAGCATGGAGCTAAATTGATAAGTGATAATGAAGAATCGAATAGCTTTGAGTATTTTATTCGATAATTCGATAAGGGTCGTACTTTGTGCCTAACTGATAACCGTCAGGCACAGGGTCGGTGTGTGGAATAGATGTTACTTTACCATTAGGTCCACATATATATTTGTAAGGTACCCTTTGTCTTCTTTTCTGTGACATTTTTAGTTTAGTTGTCAGTTTTTGTTTACGCCCATACATGTTATTATCTTCACCTCGATATTTTCCTGTATGATTTTTGCTGATTTTCTTTTTATGTTCCTCTGTTAAACCATCTTTGTGAGGGTGTGCCTCTTTGACTCCCTCACCAATTTTTCTTTTGGTTTCTTCAGTGTGTTTGGTTCTAGCTCTTGCTTTATCAACAGAAAATACAATGCCTTGTTTTGCAGCAAATTCACGCAACACTTCAACCGCAGAAGCTCTCCTAATCAATTCTCTTGGTTTAGGAATCTTGTCTACGTCTTTGGACTCTACTAGATAATATCCAGTGGTAGTATTGAAAATAAAATAGGATTTAGACATAAGAATAATCAATCATCAAGTGAGTAGGATACACTTTACCGGCTGACTTACTTCTAAGATTAATTTTAAATGTGTATACAGGAGTGGTTATGATAATATCAATTCTTTTGGCGGTCACAGGACCGGTACCTCCTCCGCTCACTCCACCATAATAAGCAATAGCCCTAGTTACCTTTGTTGCTTTTGTTAAATAATCTTTGGTCATTTCGTTATCTTTGATGTTCTGACCTAAAAGATGTACCATATGATAACCATATCCTATACCACTCTTTAAGAAGTTTTGAAAGGATTTTTGATCCATCTTTTGTGTAACATCTTCTTTAAACTTATTCATAGAAGTATTGTTAGCATAAGCATTGAATGTTTTTATAAATTTAGCTTCATCAAGTCCTAGCATTTTCAAAAGAGCTTTACCCTTAGTACCAGTAAATTTCCCAGTCTTAAATTCTCTTTCTGGAAATAGTGTAGAAATACCTGGGTTAGCAAATGTCACTGTTGGACCAAATTTCAATGAAAGGTAAATAGTTTTTCCTTTAAGACTTCTTCCTCCAGCTTTTGTTGCTCCCTCTACTGTTACGTCTGTTACTGTGGCACCTATGTTAAAATCTCTGCCTCCAATGAACACCTCATTACCCATAAACTGTAGAGGTCTCTTTTGGTTTAATTCGCCCATAGGAAGAACTTTGTCTAGATAGGTTAATTTATAGTAAGCAACAAACTCTTTAATGAACTTATCGTTTTTTGTATCTCTAATAGGTTCGCCTTTTATGTAGAGATTAATATCTCTTACAAGATCAACTTCAAACTTTATTCCTTTATTTACGGTGGCAGTAGTTCCTCCAACCTTTCTGCTGCCTTCACCCCAAGAAAGTTTAAGTGACGTTGCTCCTATTTCTTTTTTAATCTTTGTTAGGTCAAGCCCTGAGAGTCTTCGGGTTACTTTTATATCACCGGCCTTGGAATCGTGTAATACGATAGGATCGGTTACCGATGGATTCGTTTTGGCAAAGTATTCCATCAAGGCCACAATGCCATCAAAGTATTGCCTATGTATCGTTTTCGTCCTAAGTTCTTTTTCACTCTTAGGGACATAAGTATACGCCATTTTTGTAACTCCCTTGTTTTTATACACTATTTATATAAACAATAACACCTATAAGTCATTGATTTCATTAGTAAAAGAAATTTCAAATAATGCTTGACATTTTCGAAAAACCATGTTATTATGTTCGCATAAACTGATGAAAAGAGCAAAAATGCACACAAACCGTAAGTCATTGATTTCATTAGTAAAAGAAATTTCAAATAATGCTTGACTTTTCAGAAAAACTAGTGTATAATACTTGTATAAACTGAAAACACTGAGGATTTACCATGATTGAATACACTATACGAATTTACAAAACTGATCTCCGCACAACAACAGGTGAGCGCCTGCATCTTCAGCACTCAATGGAGGCAAAGGATGACAACGCGGTGCGACTCCTTGTTGCTAGTATATTTGGTATATGTCCGCCAGAAAAAGGCTGGCGCTTTGAATGGTTCCCTTCTAAAAAAACAGTTAAGAATTTAATGACAGGCAAAAATGTTGAAATAGATCATGACACACCTTGGTGTTGTAATCCTTCTTCTGAAACTTATTGGAGTATGTAATGATGAAAAAAATAAACAAGCGTCACGGTGGTCCTTATGATCGTGGTTCAGCAGATGGTTACTATGGTCGCGATCCGAATCCTCACTATTTTGTAGGTGAGACTTACAGTTCCGCTATCGTTGAACAACTGCATATGAGCAAAGGTGATATTGCCCTTTATATGCAAGGTTATTCTGATCAAGTTGAATCTGGTGTGAGGAAATATAATGTTTGATTCTTTTAGTGCCCGTGCTACAACCTCTCTGACTGGTTCGCGCCTTTCGAATTGGGAAATGTCAAATGGTATGGATCGCCATGAATTGGCAAATGCCAAATCTATCTTGGAAAGATTTGATACCAATCGCAAAATTGTTAACTTCAAATCTACTACATTAAGCAATGTTTTGCGAAGTGATAAACTCATATCTTTTGATATGCTTGCGCGTAATGTTATTGAAGAAAAGATTTTTGATAGAAATGCTCCGT